TACCTCAGCCCTGTTGCTGCTAAGCACATAGAAACGCTTCAAAGATCTAATGAGCAGCTAGTTAAATTAATTGGAATTCAACACAAAGGAGCAAAAGATGCTTCTATACTTTCAGCCGAGGACAAAAATAGCTTATTTGATTTAATTCAAGGAGAATCGTAAATGGAAAAAGATTATTTAGATCGTACAGCTTTTACCGACAAAGACTCTGTTCTTGATTTATATTCCAATTCCTTGCGCAAAGCCAGCGAATTTGATTCCTATGGAAACAAAACAACATTTAGAGCTGTTGTATTAACAAAACCAATTTTTTTAGCAAACGCAGATTTGTCTGAAAAACTTCCTGCTTTTGTCAACACCAAATCAGAAGAAGACGATAAAGCGCGACTTTCTAAATTCGCCTTTAAAGCAAGAATACTAGCAGAAGAAGCTCCTTCACCACACCAGTTTTTACCAGATCCTTGTAATCCTACTTTCGCGCAAAATGCAGTTAATAAAAAATTTATTAATCAAATTGTTAATTTACATACTACGTTTATTTCATCTGACGACTATACTAGGGGCGAGAATATAGTTCCTAAAACCGGAGATGTTGTTAAAGTAGAGCTTAATAAAAATCTTTTTTCTTATAACTTACAATTTGGTAAATTTATATCACTTATTGATAGTCGAAAAGGCATCGGTATTCCCAGCACTAATCCAGGCAAATCCGCATCTTCTGAACAAGTAAATTCATCAGATTGTGCAGCGTCAGAATTGTTTGCTGCCGGCGCCGGATTTGGAACTAGCACGAAACCACTTCCAGATAATGAAGCCCGAGCACTGGCCAGACAATACTTAACTCGTCTTCGCTCAGAGCTAGGAGCGGATGCGGTTTTAACAACCGGCACCGATTCCACTGGTAAAACAAACCAATTGACAAAATGTGGCACAAAATCAAGTAGTATATTTACAATAAAAGATTGTGTTTCGTGCAATGTGGGAGGAGGCACATCTATGCTGCATCCAGATTTTTGTAGTATGGTGCAAAAAATTCATTCGGCTGCTATGACGCATATGAAAGTTGTACATCCAAATCTCCCAAGAACTATGGAAATTAACAACGCTGGCCGCACAACAGAAACACAAATATATTTACGTATAATTAATAAATGTGGAGGCCCTAACAACGATTATAATCAAATAATGACAAACAGATCAGGTAAGTGCACAGTTGTACCCGCTGCTCCTCCTAGAAGCTCTAGACACGAAATGGGATTAGCGGTTGATTTTGGTGGAGTTTTAACTAATAGAGGTAATGGCGGAACAAGAGCTGCTAAGGCAGCAGGTTCTTCAGCTAGAAACTCTGCTCTTTATAGATTTATGAGAGGTTTTGTACATGGAAAAACAACAATTAATTATAATACAACAACATCAACCCAGGCTACGGTTAGTGGCATACCTGCTGGTGCAATATTAAAAAATTACGATAAAGAACCATGGCACTGGAGTTTTGACGGAAAATGAAAAAACAAAAAATAAACAAATCACCAGGAACTGATTCTAGACCAAAAAAAAATGAAGTTAATGTAGAAGGTATTCTTAAACAAGGAAGAAGCTTTTCTATGGTTCCTGAAAATTCTGGCTTAATGGGGACTGATTCTTCTGAAGATTTTATGACTTTTATTCCATCAACTGGTCAAAGAGTTATAAAAAATAGAAATGCTTTTATTGTTTTAGGCAAAGATAGGCCATCCACTAGGCTTTCTGGCTATGGTGGTATGGGTGCAAAAGATTGCGATTCTATCGATATAGTTGTTGGTCGCGGCTTAAATTTACCCCCAGAAGCCAAAAGACCAAAGCTAATTAACAATAGTTTTTTTGCAGATGCTTCTAGAATTTATATTAGTTCTTTGACCAACATTGATAAGAATTTTGGAATTGTAGACGGCGCTACTGGTCAAGTTAAAGGCAGGTCTGGAATTGGAATTAAATCAGATTCAGTTAGAATTATTGGAAGAGAAGGAATAAAAATTGTTACTGGTAAAGCCCAAGCAAAGGGATACGGCAAATTTGGTGAGAGAAACTCAAGAAGAGGAAAGATATCATCGCCAGCTGCAAAAATTGAATTACTTGCGGGCAACAATGATGGTTTTCAAGTTGTCAGAGGTGGCCTGTTTTTGAAAAAACAAAAAATCAATTATGTTCAGCCAGTTGTAAAAGGGGAAAATTTAGAACATGCTTTGGTTGAGCTTGGTGAAATGTTAGAAAAAGCACTCTCAGCAATTGAAAACTTGGCATATATTCAAACTACTTTTAATTCAATTATTTCAGTCAACCCGCTACCTTGGTACCCTTCAGCTGGTACAGTAGCTACGTCTCAAAGTTTAACTACTGTTATTGGCAACCTTCACATGCAAAGAATAAATGCAGCATTATGGGCGTTAAATTATTGCACCCCTACAGGATACAAGTATGTTTGCAGCGATAACGTGACAACCACATAAATTAAGAGTTTAATTATGGCAGAATCTAAATTTTTAAAATATCAAGATCCAAATGGGGATAATTTTCCAGACGTTTGTGATGACATATTAGACGAAGTTGGCGAAGATCCAAAAGCTGAATGTCCAGTATGTATACCAAATCCTTACGCTTTGTCAATTGACTGGAAATCAAAAACAGAGGATGAGCCGTTTTTTAATGAAGGGTCTTGTTTATTTCAAATATGCGTTGTCACAGAATTTACTTCAACTTTAGAAGAAGACTTAATTGAAGAATCTGACTATTCTGAAGGCGAGCTTGACGAATTGATGAGAAGTAGATTTGAAAGTTATTCCGATATAGCTGCAGAATCTTTATTAGTAAATTATTCTAAAGACGCATCTCCAGAAACAATTGACAATCTTAAAAGTTTGCTCCAGTTTTCTGATTATGATTTAGAAGCAAGAGAGGGCTCACATTTAAAGCTTTTATACTCTGTAGATTATGAAGATTTTTCTTTAATTGAACAAGAGCCAGACGATAATCAAGAAGAAGACGAAGAAGACGAAGAAGATGAGACTAACACAGCGGCCTATACTCTTTCATATGTTGGAGATTCTTTAGAGCCAAAAATAAGAAAAGTTTCCAGATCATTAAAATTATATTCACAATATCTAAGAGTTTTTAGAGCCGTTGAAGGCGGAAATATTTTAAAAACAAAAGACAATAGTGTATTTAATTTAGAATCGTATGGCTCTCAAATTAGTTTTTCTAAGTCTGTTCTTGGCTCTATGCTTGTTAGCTTAGATGCGTTTTTAAATAAAAGAAAACTTAATATTCCTAACGTAGGATCTCCAAAACTTTTTACAGACAGGGTGTCAAATATAGAATTTGATTTCAATTCAAGTTATAAATTAATTAAACTTAGAGTTTATACAGTTGGTTGTTCTGAAAAACCATTTATATTTGGAAGAAAAAAGCTAAAATCACTAAATTCTAAAAAAGGCTGGAATGATCCAACAGCTTGCGCATACTTTTCTAATTTAGATAAAATGTCAGAGTCGTTAGCAGCTCGCGAGCCGATGCCGTGGATTGATTTTGTAGTCGAATATACATATCCAGAGGTGTATTCTTCTTTTCCAGAAGAGCAACAAGTCGAGGCTCCAACTTCAAGTTGCGTTGCAGATAAACTAGCTGAAGAGGGAAAACAGCTTGGTCAAAACCTTTTAGATGATGCTTTTAGTATTGGTGATGCTTTAGTATACGCATTTAGAAAAAATGTTTGTTTAAATGAGATAGAAGATTTAGAAAATGAAGATATAGAACTGGGGCTGACTTATGTAGAAGACGCGTCTGAAAATAGTTCTATAGTCGCCATGGCTAAGGAGCAGGCCTATAAACAATTAGTAGCTGACGAAACGGTTTTTACTAAATTATGTGAAACCCTTACAGGTTTTGAAGGCTCTGAAGAACACACTAGCTTTAATTTAGATGAGCTTTTTAAAGGTCATTTTGCAAAAATCAAACTTTGTGGAATGTTTGATCTTTTAAGCGCTTCTATAGCATGTCTTATTAAAGGGATGACTTTTGAGCAAGCAATTGGAGCTATAGCCCGATCAGCATTAAAAGCGATGTCTATTCACAACTTATCTGATTTGTTTATTGGTTTACCGCCAGATAAGCAAGAGGAAATTAATAATCTTGCGAAAGAAAAAATATCAACCGGAGATGTTTTTAAAAACAACTCTCTCAATCAACAAATCTCCGCAAATATCAGCAACGGATCCGCGAACCCGCCTGATTTAACAACTGCAAATACAACTGAAAACCAAAAGCAAGAACAAGAAACTGAAGTAGAAAACGGTTTAGGAGCCTGGTCAAGAACTAAAAATCAATCCACAAGTAGTTCTAGCGATAGACGAACATTAGTACAGACGCTTGATCCTGGGTCTGAAAATAACACACTAGATAACAACGTTCTTATTGAAGCATACGCTGGTGCCATTATAGAAGTATATTCAGATAATGTTCTTGATATTGTTGAAAGACTTGATAGATATCCAGGCGCCCAAATGATAAAAAATGTTTTGGCTTATTTTGATTGTCCTCAAGATCCTATTATGGACCCTTCAATAATGGATTTTATTAAAGATATAGAATTACCATTTTGTCGAAATATGGATCGTGTTGCGATGCCGCAAATAAATAACCCCTTTGGGTGGATTCCAGAAGTTAAAGATTTTAAAGCTATTTTTATTGAATTGATGAAACAGGCAATAAGGCAGTTAATTGTTAATTTGATTGTTAAATTAATTATCAAAGTTTGTTCAATTGCAAGTGGGGCGTTATGTAAAACTTTAGAAACTGCAGGTGGGTTGATTGCTTCTTTGCCCGATATATCAACAGCAAGAGATAATTTTAAAAATGTAATTAGAGATCATTTATGCGGTGAAGACTCGTCTGACGATCAACTTGAAGACACAATTGATGATTTATTAAATCAGCTGGGAGGATCTACGGGCCCCACCGCTAGCGAAGATAGTTTAAAAAACTATATTACAGACGTTTCGGCATCAGCAACTCAAGTAGAATTAATGGCAGCTATTATGGGGAATCCTTTTGAAGAGTTTTTAGTAATTGCTGAAAATATTAGACTTTATGAATATTCTGAGTTAGAAAGCATATTTCCAAATAGAGAAGCAATAGCTAATTTTTTTGAAAACGTTGGTAATGTTTTACCAGCAGACGCAAGAGATGCAATAGATGATCAGCTTAACAATCCTCCTGATTATGGTGATCCTGATCGTCCCGTTAATCCGTCGCTGTGTTTGACAGAAGATGATTGGGAAGCTTTTTGTGAATATAGACAACAGCTGCTCGCCGGTCGAGCTACCCCAACCCAGATTCGTGAAATGTGCGACAGCATGCGAAATCAAATGGAAGATGATTTAGGAGAGTTAAGTGATATATTACAGGGAGGCATTCCAAATTATCTAGATTCAAATATGCCACCGCTTATACAGCCACCGGGCTGTGGCGAAGACTCCACAGGCTTAGTCCCCTTTGAAACCGAAGCGGCAAGAGTTGTTGCAACAAATGCAATTAGAGGCGATTTTGAAAATTTACAACTTGCATATACCACAGATATGCTGGGAGATGGACCGTTTCAAAGCCAGTGGGGTATGATGAATTTAATTTTAAGCGATACCATGGGTAATCCACTAACAGCACATACAAGAAAATCTTTGTTTTCATCTAGATATGTAGATTTTTACAGCGATACAGGAACAGATGACTTTGGAAATGTGCCGCCAGTAGCGGTTCAAAAAGGAGCATATCCTGAAAAAGTTGCAGAATGGCTACAGTATCAGCTCGCTGGTAGTAATAATGCTACAGATTTACAAGATACATTAAATTTTCAATCGACTAACGATTGGCGCCACCCTGTGACAGCATCTGCAGCATTTTCTAGCTTAAATATAAACAAAGACATTAAATATTTTAATTTACCTGATATGGGATATAATGTCGACATCAGAGTCAGAGCAGCATATGACACAGGTATAATTGATTTTATAAAAATTGGTCGAAAAAACACACCTGACATAATTCTTAATTTTAAAGACAATGCTCGCGGCTTAAGAACTGGAGATAATTCAAAAAATTCTGCTTATACATATGGCTTTGATATTGAGTGTTATTTTTCTGATTTAGCTAAAATGACACCAGCGTTGTCTCCAAAATTTGCAGATGAAACAAGTCGTGCATCAATTACAAATCAAAAAATTCACAATATACCAACTGATAATGTAAGGTTAGTTGTTAATGATTATTTAAATGATGGAGGAAAAAGAGAGAATCCTTTATGTGGAATACTGCCTTTCAATCCTCCGCCAATTGGTGAAGACCATAATTTTACAGGCAGCATCGGCGAAAGAAGATATGAAATTTTTGTTGAAACAGATTTGTTAGAACAAGTTGATTTTGATAGCTATCCAAAATTTAAAAATTGTTTTCTTACGCAGTCACAATATACACCACAGGTTAATTTACTATCTGACATGACAAATGTTTCTGTTAGCTCAGTAAAAACGTTTTATGATTCTGTTATGAATAATATTATATCTGATTTATTTAGCGTGGTAGGAAGCAACGATATTGGGTTTGAATACGGCGCTCAGTTTGATGGCCTGTCTACATCTGATGTTGAATATGTTTTAGGTCCAGGCTATAGAGACTCAGGTCTCCCATACGGAAGTGCAGAAATTGAAGTAGAAGACGACGATGGTAATACTTCATATCGGCCTATAATAAATGATGATATGATTTTGGGTATGAGCCATATGCAATATCAAATTGAATCTGGCCAATACACCGGTACATCTACAGAAAATAGAGTTTTCTATTTAGATCCAACTACTTTCGGCGGCTCTTATATGAATCCTCCAGTATATATTAAACCTGAAAAAAACACAGGCTGGTTAGGCCTTGCGGAAGCCTTGTTTCCAGAAATTGGACCCTGCAGAACAACAGAACAACAAGCTGACTTAATAAATTTTCAGCAAATAAATGACATAGTTAGCGATGCTTATAGTTATATTCCAGAAGATCCTAGACTTAAAGCTGGCGGAAAAGATTGCGTGCTTGAGTTACCGTACAATAGAATTTTAGAAAGATCTTCGGCTGCCTCTTTAGAAGGATTAATAATTGCCGCAATAAGAATTTATGCCAGCACACACATGATTAAATCATTAGCTACCTTTTCTAAATTTAAACCATCTTTTCCAGATGTTTTTGGGCCTTTATATGCGCAACATATTGTTGAATCTATGGAAGCATCTTTATCTGGAGCTGATTCTGAAAAAGCTGAAAGATTTAGTTTGTTTAAAGATACAGAATTTTATATGGCGTTTTTAGAGCAAGCTGTGCAAATGTACGCTAGAAGAATTGATAATGGCAAAGTTTTAGACGCTCCAAGTGACGTTATGCAAGCCCTTTTTGCATTAAATGATGTGCAATCTACATATGAATACCCTTCAAAAAGAGATTTGCGAGATGCAAAAGATTTAGATGAAGTTCCAAAAATTAAAACTTTAAAAAACTATCGCGAAGATTTAAATTTTAATGAAATTTTTCTTACAAAAGATGAAGCAAAGAAAGTATTAAGACAGCTTGTGCTAGACGAATTGAATCACATGGGAGATAGAATAACTAAAAGCCTAGAAACTATGGATATCACCCCGGAAATAGATAATATAGGCTATTATGTGCTTGAGAAATATACTCAAGGCAGTAGCCTAGAGCTTAAAAAAGATAATTTTATCCAAACCACTGAAGAGCTACCAACATCAGGCGAGGGCTATTACACAAACGGCGGTGAACTATCAGTTTATGTTGTAAATGAATCTGACTCTTTATTTTCTTATGGTGATGAATATATTGGCTATTATCATGTACATATTGATGATTCTGGCAACACAGTATATATGGCCGGCGAAGAGCATCGTGATTCGGCCCATAATGTATTGTTGCCATATGCTAACAAAATAATTGTACCAGTAGGAGATGTTTCAGAAATTGGAACAAGTATCGACACATCAACTGTTGAAACAAAACCGTTTATGATAGAAAAGTATATAAAAATTAATGATGAGTATTATACACCATCGGAAGCTTTATCAATTATAAATGAAAATGATGGAACACTAAATCTTTCTGATGTTTATCCTGGTACTTTAGCGCTGTTTCCAGATGAAGAAGACCCAACAGGGTTAACGGGTGAAATTGGTGTAAAATATGGTCTTAGGTTTTCAATAATTATTGAATCTGAAAAACACACTTTAATAGAAGTTGAGTTAGACGCTTTAGATCTTAAAATTATGGAGTTTGTTTCGTTTGACGGAAATAGCAAAACACTTGTCTGCTTATTAGGATTTTTAAAAAATCATGATATGTTTAATGTTATAATAAATTATATTTTCAATTTTAATAAAATTACGTCTATTTTAGCAATATATAATGATTTAGGCTTTTTTCCATCGATTGGAGAAGTTACGGCTGCAGACGGAGAAGCTTTTGGATTGTTATCAAATTTCAACGATAAGCCAGGAATGAGAATAGATATTGAAACGAATCGAGACGATGAGGTCGAATCAATAACAGAATTATCAAACACAGGATGGGCATCTGCAGCAGATAGAATGCCAGGAATTTTTACTGGTTTATTTGTCAGAGAGTGGGACAACTGGGACAAAATTACTTTAAGAAGGTCTAAGCATCGAATTAAAAGAATGTTTAAAACATATTATAAACACGGCTGGTCGTTTTCTCCAGGCGATTTTGATTTTCCAAATTTACCAGGTCCAGGTCAATTATTTTTTCAAAGATTAAGGTCAAATATGTTTCCAACAGCTGGCGAACATCTTTTACCATGGTGGAAGAGAGGAAAACTAAGATTAAATCCGTTCGATTCTGAAGGAAATATTTGCGAACCGGAGTAATTATTAAAAGGAAATTGCCATGCCAATCAGTATAGCACTACCGCTAAACAAAAATTCAACTAATGGTTTTGAATCAAATGATTCTATTTTTGCCGTCGCCAGACAAAATTTAAAAATGTTAATATTGACAATCCCAGGCGAGAGAGTAATGATTCCTGAATACGGCGTTGGCTTAAAAAGATATCTATTTAATAGCTTTGGAGATGGAGTCTCGTCTCAAATTGAAAGCAGAATAAGACAACAAGTAAGTAAATACATGCCGGCTATTCAAATTGCAAATATTGATATTAGTGTGAATAATGAAAATCAAAATAGATTAGATATTTCGATAAACTATTCAATACCAGGAATTCAAATGAGAGATTTATTGAGATTTACTATTTAAAAAAGAGGGTTTTTTATGCCTAATCAACAAAATAAGATTTTACCAATCAACTATACAAATAGAGAATTTGCAACCATCAAAAAAGATTTGATGGAAATTGCGCAGAGATTTTATCCAGACAGCTTTCAAGATTTCAGCGAAGGATCTTTCGGGGCCCTAATGTTAGATGCTGTATCATATGTCGGCGATCAATTGTCGTTTTATTTAGATTATAATGTTAATGAGTCATTTTTAGATACTGCGTCCCAATATAGAAATGTTTTAAGACTAGGCAAGGTGTTAGGATATAAGTTTCCCGGCCGACCATCGACATATGGAGAGGTAGCATTTTTTGTTTTAATACCGGCCTCATCATCTGGAATTGGTCCTGATATGAGATACGCCCCGGTCTTGAGAAGAGGTACGACGGTAACCAGTCG